GATGATTCCTGTGCAATAACTGCTGCTAAATCTATTGGGCTAATACCAAGTTCTTTCGCTGATTTAACAATAGATTGTACTCTTGTATCATCACTGTAATTAATATCTGGTTGTTCAATATTAATCTCTGGTATGTTTAACTGCTGTCCAATATTAATTAGGTCTTCATTGGTAATATTATTAGCTTCTAATATCTTCTGCACAGTTGTTCCAAGATCTTCAGCTATAGATGTCAGTGTGTCACCTTCTTGTACTAAGTATTGATTGGCATCTTCTGCTTCTATAATTCGTTTTGCTTCTTCGTCTGTCACTTCTGTCGCTGCCCCTGCTTCAAAATCACCTTCTGCCTTTCTAAATTTATTAAGAGGATCACCACTGAATCCTGATTCGCTTGTATTCTCTGAAGACTCAGCACTTGCTTTAGGTGTTGGCCCTCCTCTCTCTATTAAAGTTCCTTCATTAAAAGCTTGTGGATCATCATCGTCACGACCTCTAATATCTGTTCCTCTCATGCTTGATCCTATGTCTTGTTTGTAGGCGTTAATGTTTTCTATTAATTCAATTTCTGATTCATTTAAATAATCAAAAATTTGTTTTCTTGTTCTTACCTCAAATGTTCCATCACCATTTTCATCTGTATAACGCAACCAAGTTTCAAAATCTTTTTTAAATTCTCTTTCAAAATTTAACATTGCTCCAGTAACGTCTTTACCTTTAACAGCAGCAAGTAATCCTGTAAGTTCATCATATGTACTCATAGTTTTTCTTGCTCTTAAAATAATTTGATCTACCTGTGCTTTGCTGCCTGATATTTGTCCTTGTCTGCCATCTTCTATTTGACCTCGTATTGTTTTAATAATTGCAGTTTCTGATTGGGTAAAGTTCGGTCCTAAAGAATTTAAGAGCTTTAAAAGATCTTGACTAGCAGCAGCAGGCTGTCCTAAGTATTGACCTTCTGTTAAATCGAACGACAAATCTTTTAAAACTTGTATTCTTTGTGGTTGAAAAATTTCTACTTTTTGTAAAACGTAATCTCTATCTACACCTACTTTTACAGCAAAATCAAGAATCCTATTTATATTTCTGTTATCAAAACCAAGGTCTTCTATCATCTGAGATAATATTTGTTCGTTTTCTTCTTGCTTTTTTTTCTTTAAAACTTCTTCTAGTTTTTCTTCATCTTTTATATGGTCGATAGTCTGCTTGTGCATTTCATTACCAAATTGAGGATGAGTCTCAAAAATACTTTTACCATTAGGGCCATATTTAATTCCTCTCATCATTTCTAAAACACCAAGAGACCCTTGATACCCATCAATATTAAAAGCTTCTGCTCTTAGTGATTTTGTATATTCCAAAAGTTGATCAAAGAATTTAGCTTGTTTATCTTGTGTAATACCTAATAAAACTTTGCCATCAACAAATTGATTTATTTTATTAATTGCACTTTCTTTATCTCCATCTTTCCATTGTGTATAAGCACTGGTCATTATTGAATAAGATTGTTTTGATAAGCTATTAAATTTGTACTCATTATGATTTTTAACGTGATCTGCTACTAACTTTTCTATAACTTTGCTTTGTTTTGGAAAAAAATATTCCAACACATAATCTTCTTTGATATTTGTAGTTATATCTGCTGCTATACCAGAAGCTTCACTTAAAAAATCTTGTGCTTGTGGAGAATCAAGGGAGAAATGAGAAAGTGGCACTTCAATCTCTTTTCCATCAAGAGTTGTTGTTTTATATTTTTTACTTTGATACAACGCTTCTATTCTATTTGCGTAAGTGTCACCTAATAATTCTGATTTAACTTTGTCATACTCATCATTAGCAAAAATACTTCCTCCAACTAATTGTCTTGCACTATCATTTCCGTCTTGATTACGAACAGTTTTAACAATATCTTTAAACCCAGTTTTAGATTCCTCTATAGCAATTCTTGCTCCTTTTCTTCTTTCATCTTCTACTGCATCTTCAATTTTAGTACCTAAAAACTTTTGAATATTAGGATTTACAACAGCAAGTGTTTCAGCTAAGGACTCAATACCAGTTTTAGATTGAACACTGGGAGGTCGTACAAAAGTATCTACAGGACTTGCAGAAGATTGAAAAGCTGTACTTTGAAAACTAGATGTCATGTGCCTGGTGGTAACAGAGAAGCGTAAGAAGTTAAACCTTGAGTAGCTACATTTAGTAAGGTACTGCCAAGTGAAGGAACTTGGTTATAAGCTTGATTAACACTACTCTGTAGCTGATTACGTCTATCATCTCTTTGAGCTTCTAACCCTTGTACATTTCTACTGTATTGTCTTGTTGCTGATTCAAGTGTTTGATTAATAGAATTTCTTAAATTTGCTGTTTGTCTTTCTTGATCACGTAATAATAAATTTACTGTTAGACCTGCTCTTTCACTAGCTCTTATTTTTCCTCTAGCTTGTAATCCTTGTATTGTTTTAGCTAATCTTTCCTGTCCTGCAGATGCTCGTTGTTCTATTAATCTTTGTCCTAAAGCTTCTTGTTGTCTAGCAAAAGCCTGTTCTGCTGATCTGCTTGCTATTAAAGCTGATTGGTATTGTTGATCGGCTGCTGCTCGTGCTGCAGACCTCTGTGCAAGACCAGAAACTAAATTAAGACCAAGAGATGCTCCAAACAGTCCTCCTACACTTCCTAGTGCTGGTAAAGCTGCTCCTATTGCTGGTGGACACATTTAGGTAATCCTCACAAATTCGTAGAATGGTTTACTTTCTTTTCCATATTCAGCGTGGTAATTAATAAAAGTAAACCCAAGAGATTTTAACCACTTTATAGCAGATATATTTTCTGCATATACCATATTGTATAGCAGATTATAACTTTTCAATAGGCTATCTACCCATTTTCTACCTTCTCTTATTAGTTGTATTTTATATTTTTTATTATTAAATAATTCATCAGTACATATCATCCATATACAACCATCACTAACAACACCACATAAACCCATAGGTTGGTCATTATCACCAGCTATTGTTAATACTTGCTCACCAGCTAAATAAGTTAAACGTAAACAATCTGATGGCTCTTGTCCTGTTTGATATAAGGTTTCAAGACGATCTATTTCTCTTATGTTTTTACATACATGGTTTAGATCTTTTAAATTTGCTTTTCTTAAATATCCCATTAAATACGTCTTGACCTCATGTGAAACATAGCTTCATATTCAGCACTTGATAAAACTGTTGGTAAGAAAGTATCATTCTTTACATCAATAGTAACTCTATCTGCTCTGCTCATTATTGGTACTTTAAATGTACCTGTATCAAGAGCAACAGAACCTAAAGTTGTTGAACCAGTTCCAAGTATTGAAGTAAATAAATGAGTTGAAGTTTCATTATTATCAGGTGTGACTTCTACTTTTATAAATCCTGTATTTTCAAATTTAAGATAAAAATGTTTTAGTTGTAAACGACCACTTATAATTTCACCACTTTTTTGTCCACCTGATGATTCTGTTAAACGTTGTGATGAAAATCTATACTTCATTTCATAAGGTTCACCAATAATAAATTTAGTGTTTCTTATATCACCTGGCACTTGCAAAGTGTTTATGCCCGTTATATTAACCCGTATTCCTAATTCTTCACCAGGTTTTACTGTTCTTTCGTTACCAAATATATCTTTCATTGTACTGGTTTCACCTGGTGCTAAATCTCTTGATATGATTGACATTTTATCGTTATCCATTTTATAAGGACATGTAATCGTTGTAAGAAGGTCATTACTACTATAAGTAACAGATACACCAGGAGATGATTCTGTGAATTTTCTATCTAAATGATATTGAAATGTACTATTAGGTTCTTTGTAATCTGAAGCAAAAGGTATTTTTTCTAAATTAAGTTCTGTTTGAACACCTGAAGCAACAATTGTTTCTGTGACCATAAATAAATCAGTACCAATAAAATCTATATTTTTTATAGCTCTTGCAGGATCAAAAGTATAAGTAAACCATGAATTTAATATTTTTTCTGATCTTGCACCATACAACCATCTATTTACATATAAAACATTAGGATTAGTAGCACCTAATAAAACTAAAATATCTTCATTAGTTGAAACTGCAATTTTAAAAATATCTTTAGGAATTAATCTTGGTACATGAATAGTAATATTCGCAGCATCTTTTACTTCTATACCTTGTTGTGATATGTATTCTCGAACACCAGCAAAATTACCTTTTTCAGTTAAATAATAAATAGAACTACCAGAACCTACAGGTTGCGCAGAATCAGTTGATTCAAATTCAGTTGTAACAATAACGTTAGCTGTTGTTGGTGTAAGACTGTCTGAGGAAGAAGTTAAATTAAATTGTGTTTGCTCAGAGAACAATATTAACTTTTCACCCATACTGATAGCATTTTTTAAAATAGCAACTTTTGTATGAGAAGCTGCTACATCAATAGGATCACTATCTATAACGGATAAAACCGTTTCAGGAAAAAATTCAAAAAATTCAGATACTCTTGATAAAATAACATTATCAGCAGATAAAAAACCTAGTCTATTTCTAAAGAAAAAAACGTTATTTATATTAAAACCTATAAAAGAAGGACTTGGTGCAGAATCTTCATCACCTACAGTTCTTTCACCCCATATAGGTAAATTAAAAGATTGACCACTTACTGTATATGTGTCACCATCAACTCTTGCAAATCTAAAATTACCATCAACCTGACTTACTAAAACATGGGGCATAGTGTCATAATTAAATTTAAATTTTATACCTGATTCTACTGATTCTTCCCACTGTCCTTCTTCAAAAGTTCCACCATTGTTAGTAGAAAATCTAACGTAATAGTTATCAAAATTAGTAGATTCATCTCCTTTAACTTCTACAATCATTCCATTTGGCGAAACAGTCGGTAAATCAGTAAATTGTTGTACTGAATTTTTTACTGTTGTAATTTGACTATTACCTTGTGTGTCAGATGAATCTATAGAAAAGTTTGAATTATCATCCTTTTTTACATGAAGAACAGGACCATTTCTTTCAATTGTAAAACCTGTTAATCCTCCTTGAAGACTTGATTGTATTGCTGTTGCAACAGTAGTTGTACTTAATGGATTGTCTGAAGCAGTGTTTTTTGTAGCTGTAAAACCATCAACCGTTACAGAATAAGTAGTAGCATCAGTTACTTGTTTAAAAAAAACTATTGCTTGAGTTATACCGCCTGCTGATAAAGTTGAATCCATTGCTGTAGTTACAGTTGTATTAACAACAAAAGTAAAATCAGCAATAGTAATTGTTTTAATTTGTGAGCGAGGATCTGTACAAGATAAATAACTAACACCATCAGGTTTTGTTACTGTTTTTTCTGTACCATCTAAATCAAATACTCTTATATTATTGTTAGTAAACACTGCAACATATCTTTCATTTGTATCTCTATTAATAGTAATTACATGAGCATTTCCTATAGAAGTTTCTCCATTAATTAGATTAGATACAAACTGTGATCCAGAACGCTTTGCAAGACCTAGTACAGGGTCACTATCAGCGTTGTCCTGTATGTCAGCATGGTCAGGTTGTTTTGTAGATTCAGCAGCCTGTGAAACTCCTCTTAATAAAGTTGGTATTGATCTTGATATAAGTGCCATGTTTATCTAATAAGTGCGTTTGCAGGTGAATAAGTATCAAAAACACTTGTTAATGAAGGATCTCCTCTAAGGACATTATGATCTCCATTAGCTAAGTCTGTTTCCATTAGTATAGCTCTAGCTCTTACTTCGTCTTGTTGTGTATAAGTTCTTAAGCCATCATCACTAACTAATCTATCAACAAAGATACGAGCAGATCTTATTGTTATATATCTTCTAGCAGGTTCTGGTATTTCATCAAAAGTTCTTAAATAAACCACAGTACAAATTAGATCTTCATCAAATTCAAACTTATTATTTAATCTGTCATAAAGCCTAAGACCACGTTGTATTGCATCAATAGTTGTGTGTTGATGAATATTAGGATCAACTCTTAAAACATCAGTTGGCAATGCTATTTGCTTTTTAACAGAATCTCTTGTAAGAGTAACATCTATTTCAGTGTTAAAAGACCAACCTTCTGATTGAACATCTTTGTTCACTTCAGTAAGAGTTGATTGTGCTAGACGAGCATCAACAGGAAGTGTACCTGTAAGACTGTTAATAGGAGCTTCTCCTATAGCAGCCAACATAATGTTGACGCTTTCTAGTTCAGTGGTTGCAGCTACAGTCATAGTAAAATCCTATTTAATTTTTAAATCTTTTCTTGATCCTTGTTTCTTTAAAAGTTTTGCAAGTTTTTCAAGATCTTTTTTTGTTGCAATACCAGCTTCTTTTTTTGTTTTAAGAAGTTGAATTTGTTTATCTTTTAATTTTTTTAACATGATTTAATATTTTTTTATTTTAAGTTTATCTCTATTACCTTTCATTTTCTTTTTCTTCTTCATCTTTCCGTAAGCCATAATAATCTCCAAATAGTAAGAAAAAGAGTACCCAGTTTAATGAGTACCCTTTATGTGAATTAAGAAGCAGATAATTTGATTGTAGCTGCACACTCAGGTCTTAGGATTCCATGACCTAAAGCATACTTAGCAACCATCAATGTACCTTGATACATGATGCCATAGTCCTGACCACTGATCTCAGTTGTCATGTCCATTAACTTCACAGTACCAACTGCTGATCGATGGAAGACAAGACCAATAGTCTTACTATCGTCACCACTGTATGTGTTGTTAGCACCTGATGGGTTTGATCCAACATTACTCTGAGGTACGTTATTACTCATCATCACTGGAATACCAGCAATCTGTTGTACACGACCAGAAGCAAATGAACCATTACCACCTGGGTTGAAGTCTACATCTACTGTTCTTGTAGCTGATTCAGCTAACTTGTAGTACTCAGCAGGTGGTAGTACACAGAAACGATC